TATCGCAAAGGCGAAGGAAGCCGCACAAGCGGAAATCGACCTAATGAAGGCGACCGCAGAGGCGAATAACAAGCGCATAGAGTCCGAACAGAAGACCTTGCAAGTAACGACGGAGACGCAAGAGAAGACGTTACAGATAAACAACAATAGCCTTACCCAACAAGTACTCCGAACGGAGACAGCGGAAGAGCAAAAGCAACGCCTACAACGCGAGACGGTTGAGGACTTTTTGAACAACGCGGAGTTATTAGGCCATAAGAGTTTGGAGTTTGCTTCTTTTGCTTTAGGCGTATTAGGCGACCTCAACCAATTAGCCACAAAGGACGACGAAAAGCGGGCAGAGCGTTCCTTTAAAATTAACAAAGGGCTCGCAATTGTCGATGCTATTATGAGTACGGCACAGGGTGTTTCTAAAGCTCTTGGTAGTTCTCCGCCGCCGTTTAACTTCATCAATGCGGGCGCGGTCAGTTTGGCTGGTGCTGCACAAATTGCGACCGTAAAGAGGCAACAATTCCAAGCGGGCGGAACAGGAGGCAACCCACCCCCTACACCTTCCCGATCATTTTCAGAACCCGCACCCACTACCCCACAACTCGACCTCGGTTTTTTAGGAGGTGGAGCAGGGCAAACGGGCTTCCGTACCTACGTCGTTTCTTCGGAAGTATCTAACGCCCAACAAGCCAACCAACGTATTAACGACCAAGCCACCCTCGTAGGATGAATATTTTAGAACTCGTAATTGATGAAGAAGCGGAACTCTACGGAATCGACGCTATTTCCCTCGTAGAACAACCCGCTATCGAATCGGACTTCATAGCGATGAATTCGCAACTCTTGCAATTCAAGACGCAGGACGAAGAGAAGCGTATCGTAATGGGTGCGGCACTCATTCCCGATAAGCCTATATACCGCAGAAACGGGGAGGAAGAGTATTACGTTTACTTCTCGAAGAAGACCGTCCGACGGGCGATGGAACTCTACTTCAAGAATGGAAACCAAGCGAACGCAACCCTCGAACACGAACACAAGATAAACGGCTTGCACGTCGTAGAGAGTTGGATCGTGGAAGGCGAGCAAGACAAAAGCCGTATGTACGGGCTTGAGGTTCCGGTGGGTACGTGGATGGTCTCAATGAAGGTTGAGAACGACGCGATTTGGGAGAAGTTCGTAAAGGAGGGCAGCGTGAAGGGCTTTTCAATCGAAGGGTACTTTGCGAATAAGTACGAGATGAGCCGCGCCACCGTAAAGGAGGACAAGCGATATAAGAAGGGAAAGCGCGTAGATATGGAGTCGTATACCGATTACCCCGACGCGGTGAAGAACAACGCCAAGAGGGGCATTGAATTGAACGAGAACCAAGGCAATAAATGCGCTACGCAGACGGGAAAGGTAAGGGCGCAACAACTCGCCAACGGTGAACCCATCTCCGAGGAGACGATTAAGCGAATGTACTCTTACCTCTCACGGGCGGAAGAAGACTACGATCCCAATTCCACGACCGAATGCGGAACTATCTCTTATCTCTTGTGGGGAGGCAAGGCGGGCTTACGTTGGTCAAAGTCCAAACTTACAGAGTTGGAGTTGCTTTGGGCAGTCGAAGTCGAGATGGCACTCGAGTACCTGGAGGAGCGATTGAGTAAGGAACAGGGTTCTTAAACCGTTATATGAAAAACTCTTCGAAGATGACTTTAAAAGAACGCATCTCTGAGCTTTTTGATAAGTACTCCGTTCAATTGGAGGTTGAAGAAAAGCAGGAGGTAAAATTTGCAGTTGCTACGCTTGACAGCGGGCAAGAAATCCAAACCGAGGCGGACTCTTTCGCTGTCGGTGCTTCCGTTTTCGTAGTAAACGACGAAGGCGAACAAATCCCTCTCCCGGATGGTGACTATACTTTGGCTGACGGCTCTATGTTGGTCGTTGCTGAAGGTGCAATTACCGAAGTAAAGGAGGCAGAGGCAGCCGTTGAAGCGGAAGAGGATAAAGAAGAAGAGATGTCCGAAGAACCAAAAGAGGTCGAAGCATCTTCCGAGGTATTGACACGCGAAGAGGTGGCCGGCATGATTGCAGAAGCTATCGAAGCAACGAAGGCGGAGTTCTCTTCACAAATCGAAGAGCGAGACGCAAAGATTACGGAGTTGAGCAAGCAGGCCGCCCCTGCTATCTCTCGCGTAAAGCAACCAAAAAAGGTCGAAAAAGTAGACCTCTCGAAATTAACTGTTAAAGAGCGCGTCCGCGCTTTGTCTAATCAATTCAATTCATAATCACTCATGGCTGACATGACATTTACAACGAGCAACTACGCCGGAACCGCTGCCGTTCCTTTCGTTGCTCCTGCTATTTTGAGTGCGGACACCATCGCAAATGGTTACTGTTCTGTACTCGATAACGTTCGTTACAAAACCAACCTCCGAAAAGTATCCGGCGGAACTGTTGAGGCTCGTACTTGTGGCTTCGCTGCCAACGGTTCTCTCGATATTTCCGACGTTCAGTTGACGTTGACGGAGCTGCAGGTTAACGAAGAAATCTGCAATCACGAACTCGCTCGCACTTGGGCGGCGGAGCAGATGCGCGGAAACTTCGCCCCCGTCCCCGGCGACTACGAGCGTTACCTCGCTGAATACGTTGCAGCCCGGGTTGCTGAGGATGTAGAACAAAACATCTGGCAGGGTAATTACGACCTCGACGGAGGCGGCGGATCCGGTTCGGCATCGCATACGCTTTTCAATGGTATCTTGAAGCAAGTCGTAGACGCTTCACCCACTCACGAAACTTTGGTTTCCGGTGCTTTTAGTAACTCGAATATCGACGATAACCTCGCTTCGTTGGTTGCTGACTTGCCAGACGCTTTGGTTGGTGACCCGAATACGAAGATTTACATGAGCCGCAAGAGCTTCCAGTTGTACTTCCAGTACTTGGCAAGCGTAAACGTAGAGTTCCACGCTGCGGAGTTGGCTAAGTCATACCTCGGTTACGAAGTTATTTGCCCCGCTGGATTCCCTAACGATACGTTGCTCGCTTCTCGCGTAGATAACTTGTACTTCGGTACTAACGTCTTGACCGACCACGTAGAGGCTCGCTTCATCGACTTGCGCAACTTCACCGGAGCGGATCAAACGCGCATCATCATGATGTTCGACGGTGGAACGCAAATCGTAGACCACGACTCTTACTCGGTCGTTCGACGAAACACATAATCTTGAACGGGGAGGGGATTTAAATCCCTCCCCTTAACCCCCTTATAATATGGCTTGTAGCATCACAATAAATGGACGCGCGTTCCCTTGTAAGGACAAGATCGGGGGAATTAAGAAGGTATGGATTGCACAACTCGGAGACGTTTCTTGGAACGCGGTTTCGAGCGGTGAAATTGACGACGCTTCGGCGGCAGTTACCTTCCGCTCATTCGAACTCACCAAGAACAGCGGTTCTTTCCAACAGACCGTTACGGCATCGGTAGAAAACGGTACGGTATTTTTCTCTCAAGTTTTGGAGTTGACGCTTCCGAATTTAACGGCAGGAGACAACGCCGAACTCTACGACCTTATGAAGAGCCGCTTGTCGATTATTGTTCAAGACAATAACGATAACTACCTCATCATGGGGCACACTACGGGCGCGGAATCTACCGGAGGTACGGTAGGAACCGGAACGGCGAAGGGTGACTTAAATGGTTATCAATTGCAGTTCACCGCTGAAGAAGCAATCCCAGCACCTTTCCTCGCTAGTGGCTTTACCAACGTGACGCTTACAGCGGGATCCTGATTTTCATTTTGTTTGGTTTGTAGGTTCAAGGACGGGGGAGGGCGCAAGTCCTCCCCTTTCTATTTTAAAGCATGATTCAAATAGCATTACATATTCCGGTTTGGAAGCGCCTCGAGTTGACTCGTGCTTGTTACGAAGGTCTCAAAAGGAACATCCGAGAGTTCGAAGCCTTGGGTTACGAGCTAACGCCGTATATCGCCTACAGCGAAGACGAACACAAAGCATTGGCAGAGGAATACGGGTGGATTCATACGTACTCAAAAAACGACCACCTCGGAAATAAAAACCAGCGCCTCTATGAATTTATGAAGGGATTCGAGTGGGATTGGTTTTTGCAGTTGGGATCCGACGACTTCTTGTTGCCAGGAGGTGCAGAGGCCATTTGTAACAGTATGAAGGAAACCGAGTTTGCCGGCTTCAATCACTTGTATTTTTTCCAGCGCGAAACCCGCAAAGGGACATACCTCGCAGGCTACCCTTGCGGGGCTGGGCGTTATATGTCAAGGCGCATCTGCAATAAGGTGAAGTTGATGTGGAATAACCGCGATAAAGGCTGCGACCAATTTAGTACGGGGCGCGTTTACCAACATACAGGCCTGCGCAGGAAACACATTGCCGGGTGTTTTATTGCTGACGTAAAAACAGAGGTAGGTGTTACACCTTATTTCCAAGCTACTCCCGAGGTTTTCGAAATGGATTCTATTATACCTGAAGCTCATTTGATATGATTACACTCGCACCGAACAGCTCCGACGAACAATTTATTTACCTCACGCTTCAAGAAGCGAAGAAGGACTTCGATACGTTTACTCACTATCTCGTTATATTTACGAGCATGGCGAGCCAAGATACCTTTGCGATGGTTGGAAACGTAGAGGTTGATAATGCGCGATATACGAAGCTCTCTGTCTTTACTAACCAGCCGCTCGGTACTTCAGGGCGCGTCCTTCTTACGCAATCGGGGCAGTATACGTATGACGTGTACGGGCAAAACTCAAGTACGAACCTCACCCCTACCGATGCAAGCGTAGAGGGCTTAATTGAGCGCGGGACGCTTACGGTAACCGGAGAAACCGGATACGACATTCCTTCTATATCCATCCCGGATAACGTTATTTACTACCAGTAATGGAAATTCTACAATTAGCAAAATACGAGGAGCGTTCGTATCGCGAAACTCCAAACCGAGAGGGCTTCGTCAACTACGGCGACGATAACCTCTTTCCACAATACCTCGTGGATCTCTACCACTCTTCCGCCACTCACAACGCTTTGGTTACTTCCATTGCTATGATGATTTACGGCGAAGGGTTCGACGCTAACGATTTGGAAGGCCGCCTCGCTTTTGACCAATGGAACTTGAACGACGAACTGCGCAAGGCTTGTTTGGATTTCAAGATACAAGGCGGCTTCGCTCTCGAGGTGAATTGGAGCCTCGACCGTACTACGATAGCAAACGTGTCTCACCTGCCTTTTGAGAACGTCCGTAGCGGCTTTGTAAACGAAGACGAGAAGGTCGAGTACTATTACTATTCTAAGGATTGGAGCGACAAGCGCGAGGAGCCGGAAGAGATTTGTTGCTTTGACGTAGATAAGAAGCTCGACCACCCTACGCAGATTCTTTACGTGAAGCCGTTTAGCCCGGGGTCATTCTATTACCCGAAGCCGGACTACATCGGTTCTATTAACTACATCGAACTCGACAAAGAGATTTCGATTTACCACATTAACAACATACAGAACGGGATGAGCCCTTCGTTCTCGATTCACTTTAAGAACGGCATCCCACCCCAAGAAGAAAGAAACCGTATCCGCATGGACATCGAGCGCCAGTTGAGCGGAGCTGGCAACGCGGGGAAGTTCATCGTTACTTACTCCGACGATCCCGAAAGGAAGCCGGACTTTGAGCCGTTCCAATTGTCGGACGCGGATAAACAATACCAGTTTTTGAGCGAGGAGGTTACGGGTAAGATTATGATTGGCCACCGCGTTACGAACCCGATGATGTTTGGCGTATCTGTACCGGGCAAGTTGGGAGGCGGGACTGAATTAGAAGCGTCTTCAGTTATCTTCGATAAGAACGTAGTAGTTCCGGCTCGTAGGGTCGTCGAGAATGCCGTTAAAACGCTTCTCAATGCCGCAGGGCTTCAAAGTACTTTGGTGACTTTAAACAGCGAAGAAACCAACCTCGATGGCTGCGTTGATTACTTGACGGACAAAGGCGAAGAACTTGGGGATGAATGGGAGCTTATCGATGAGGTAGAAGTGGACTACGACCTCGAAGAGACGCGCGATGCGATGTGGGCTTTTGCAAGCGTTCCAAGCTCTAAACCCCAAGCCGGATCGGAACAAGATACCGAGATAATTAAAGTACGCTACGCATACGCCCCCGGCACGGTATCCGATAACTCGCGGGAGTTCTGTAGAAAGATGGTAAGCGCGGGACGTGTATACCGTAAAGAAGATATTATCGCTGCTGGAGATAGAGCCGTAAACCCTGGATGGGGGCCGAATGGGGCGGATACTTATTCTGTCTGGTTGTTCAAAGGCGGGGGATCATGCCGCCACTTCTGGAAGCGACAAACGTACCTCCGCAAGAACAACAAGAAGATCTCCGTAAACCAAGCGAAGAAGTTGATTCGCGAGGCGGGGGTAGATGCCAAACGCCTCCAGGAGAACGATAAGCGAGTCGCACAACGTCCCACCGATATGCCGAATAACGGCTTTTTAAACCCTCGATAAATGGCACTTACAGCAGAAGTACTCTTCGTGAATCCGGACTATATCAAGCGGATCACCAACATAAACGGAAGCCTTGAAGATGCGTACCTCGTGCCTTCTATCATCCTCGCACAAGACAAGTATATCCAACTGTATTTGGGTACGGATCTCCTCGAGAAGCTCAAGAGCGATATTTCCGGTTCTTCTTTGTCGGGCGATTACGCTACGCTTATGGGGG